AGCTTACGCAAACATGGCGGCTTCTAAGTACTGTAAAGACCCTAATTACGCCAAAGGCAGCAAAAAGAAGAAGTAGTGGACATTTACCGCGTGCAGACAGGGACTAAATACGGGACATTGTTTGCAAACGATGACGACAATCTTGCTGAACTCAAATCTTGGTTTATGACTCAGGTAAAAGCTGACTTAAAGGAAGATAGCACTCTTACCGACAGTGTAATTGATCAAACGATGGCGAACTGGCAAAACACTTTCGACGAGTTGTCCAAAACTATTTCATACGAGGCAACAGACAAAGGGCTTTGCGAGTCTCTAGCAGGCGGATACGTCGCTGCAGGTGGTAACACCATCATTAACAAAAGCATGGGTCTTGAGGCGTGGAGCTAGATAGATGGGCGAGTTAAAGAAATGGCGCGATCAAAACTGGGTTCGTATCAACGCCGCAGGGGACATTGTTGGCAAATGTGGTACATCTCCTGACAAGCGTAATCCTGATCGTTGTTTACCAGAGTCGAAAGCAAGAAGTTTGACGAAAGCAGAGCGTGCCGCAACCGCACGCAAAAAGAAGAAAGAAGGCAAAAAGGGCAAAACAGTAGTGGCAAACACGAAGAAAGCTACTGTAAAGATGCGGAATGGGGGCGAGGTTCGTCAACAGATCGCCAGAGGTTGCGGCGCTATTATGAGCGATCGCAGGAAAAAAACGAAGTATCTGTGAGGTTGATATGTCTAGAGTAAATCTTGGAATGGGCGGATTTAAGAAAAAAGCATCGCCTAAAAAGAAAAACATGAAAAGTAAGGGTAGCGCACAAGGCGTCAAAATGAAGTCAAAAGGCGGCGCTATGGGCGGTAAAAAAGAAATGATGCCCGGCGGCATGAAGAACGGTGGCGGCGTTAAGCCAAAAGGCATGAAGAATGGCGGCAAGATGGCTACTAAAGGCTACCGAATGGGCGGCAAGGTCAAGAAAAAAGGTGACAAGGTAGGTGGCAAAATCTAAGAATGGCCTATCTACAATCTAACATCCCGCACTTTAAGTGCTGGGTGCGGCGTGAATACACGCACAACCATGAGAAATACCACGGGCAATTTCTTCATGCAATGGTGATTGGTGTTACCACGATGCCGTGTAGGTGCTTGAGTTTTCAAGTAATTTTTACCGGCATTGAAGCGGAAGGCGAAGAAGAGGACACGGTGCATGGTGGTGCAATGTGGGCTCGTATGCCGATTACCGCTTTAGTAGGTGATATCCCATTAGAAGAGTGGCCGGAAGCTATGCCTGTGTGGGCTGCACAGCCTTGGGATTGTAGTTCGCACCACCACGCGGTCTACGTTTTGGATCGAGCTACACCTTGCCCTTGGTTAGCAAAGATTGACGGTGAAATGTATCCGGCAAAGTATTTGTTTACGGTGGACTACACAGAGAGCGAGATTGCAGATGATCCTGCCCAGCACAAGCAAAGTCATGTTTTGCAGTTGCTTGATGCAGGAAGTTGGACCGGTAATATAGTGGCTCTGCCTAATAACAGGGTTCGTGTTACGCATCCGGCATGGTTTGAAACAGGAGAGGGTGGACCAGACTTTAAGCCATCTGCGCATATACATTACTCAAAATCCGATTTAGATTACACGCTTGATGTAAACCAAATTTTTGACAACTTATATAATGACAACTAGCAGCAGCAAAAACTTTGAATTAGACGTTGCAGAATATGTCGAAGAGGCATTTGAACGCTGTGGGCTAGAGGTCCGTACGGGTTACGATTTGAAAACCGCCCGCAGGTCGTTGAATTTGTTGTTTGCAGATTGGGCAAATCGTGGGCTCAATCAATGGACGATTGAACAAACTACGATAACCCTAGCAACAGGTATCACAGAGTACCCCGGCGGCACTTTGACAATGACTGTTGGAGATTCGGGTTCTTTTTCCGTAGCAGAAACCATCACGGGTGGCACTAGCGGCGCCACGGCGTCGATTACTAGCAAACCTAGTTCTACTACGCTCGCGATTACAATACCGAGCGGCACGTTTTCAGCTTCTGAAACCATCACGGGCGGCACCAGTGCGGCTACGACGACGGTTAGTGCGGCGGTTGATTTTGGTGACGTGCGAAGCACCATCGACATTTTATCGGCGGTTGTCACACGAGACAGTACTGATTTTCAAATAGAACGTGTAAGCCGCTCTAGCTACCTTAACATCCCGAACAAAGCACAAACCGGCAGGGTAAACGAGTTTTTTCTAGATCGACAAATTACGCCGATCCTCAAGGTGTGGCCCGCACCAGAGAACAATACGGACGTTGTGAAGTTCAATCGATTGACTCGTATTGACGATGCAGATACCAACACTAACACTGTTGACGTCCCCTTTCGTTTCTACCCTTGTTTGACCGCTGGTTTAGCGTATTACTTAGCGATGAAGCGTAACCCTCAAATGATGGGTGTATTGAAGCAGGTGTATGAAGAAGAAATGCAACGCGCGATGGACGAAGATCGTGATCGTGCTTCGTTACGAATTAGCCCGTCATACGATTATTACAGGACCTAACGATGTCTGGTTTCGCCAACGGCAAAAATGCATACGGTATCTCCGATCGCTCGGGCTTTCGATACAAACTGCATCGTATGAAAAAAGAGTGGAACGGCTCTCTAGTAGGACCGGACGAATACGAAGCCAAACAACCGCAGTTGTTTCCACCACCGAACGTCAGCGACCCGCAGGCCATCAGGAATGCGCGTCCAGACCGGGTAGAACCTTTGGTCATTACGGTAGGTGTGCCTTTGTTGACTGAAAAACGATTTATTCCTGTTAAAGCCACAGGCCAAGTCGGCAATGTCGAGGTATCTACGCCATGAGCTTTACACTTGCCACCTTAAAAACTGCTGTGCAGGACTATTGCGAGACGGCAGAAACTACGTTTGTAAACAACTTGCCTGTTTTCATCAAAGAAGCAGAAGAGCGCATACTCAAAAACATCGAGTTGCCTTTCTTTCGTAAGAATGTGACGGGCACCGCTGCGTCAGGTAATACTTATTTGTCGACGCCTACTGACTTTCTAAGTCCCTACAGTTTGGCTTTGATCTCTAGCAGTGACTACGAGTACTTATTGTTCAAGCAGGTTTCTTTTATACGGTCGTATACACCGAACCCGGCGACCACCGGCACCCCCAAGTATTACGCTTTGTTTGACGATACGACATTTATTCTAGCGCCAACACCAAACACGACCTTCACTTTCGAACTGCATTACAAGTATCGGCCCGATTCTTTAACAGCGGGTGCGGATAGCGGAACCACTTGGCTTTCAACCAACGCGCCTGACGCAATGTTGTATGGCTCTTTGGTTGAGGCGGCTACTTTCCTCAAGATCCCCGAGGAAGCAGCGGGATACGATCAGCGTTTCGCGCAAGCAGTAGCGGCTTTGAAGGCTTTGGGCGAAGATTATGGCGCCCGAGACGAGTATCGTTACGACATTTCAAAAGGTAGATAGACATGTTTGCTGCTGTTTCTGANTCAGGGTTAGGTCAAGTTTCNGTTGCAACGACAACAAACAAAGGCCACGACCCNGAGTTTTGGGCCCAAGCTATATCGGACAGGGTTGTAAGCGTCGGTGGTAACTGNCACCCNGTTATTGCAGAGCAAGCAGAGGCGTTCAAAGAGGCAGTCAAAGTTACGGCTTTGTATTATATTAAGGAAGCNATAAAAAGCGACCGAACCACACTTATTGGTGAGTTGGAAAAACAAGGCCAGAGTGAAATGGCTAACATAATCAGGAGACTATAATGGCTATCACAACAGCACTATGCACCAGTTTCAAACAAGAAATACTGGAAGCCGTTCACAATTTTAAGAACTCTGGTGGCAGCACTTTTAACCTTGCGCTATACACAAGCTCTGCAAGCTTGGGCGCTGGTACAACTGCATATACGACTTCAAACGAAGTATCGGGCACAAATTATACCGCGAAAGGTCAATCTCTAACCCGAGTTGACCCTAGCACCTCGGGCACGACGGCACTCACAGATTTTGTAGATCTGACATTTTCAAACGCAACAGTGACTGCGAGAGGAGCACTCATATTCAATGACAGTGCTTCTGGTGATCCAGCAGTGTGTGCTCTTGATTTTGGTGGTGATAAAACATCAACGGCTGGTGATTTCACCATACAGTTTCCGACTGCNGATGCATCTAACGCGATAATAAGAATCGCTTNANATGTTGTGGCCCAACAAACTCAACAGAGGCGGATGACCGAAGAAGAGTATTTAGAATGGGTCAAACAGCAGCNAGATCAAAGTCATAACCAATAGGATTTAACGTGTGGCGAATGTTACTGGCTGGGGTAGAGGCACTTGGGGCCAAGGCACATGGGGTGAACCAATCCCAGTTGTTGTCACGGGTGTCGCAGGGACTTCAGCCGTTGGCACAGTTACAGTTGCNGCAGCAGCTAATACTTCGGTTACAGGCGTTGCAGGGACGAGTGCAGTTGGTTCTGTCACCGTTGTTGCAGNAGCTAACACNAGCGTCACGGGCGTTGCAGGCACAAGTGCAGTCGGTTCCGTCACGGTTACAGCAGCCGCTAATGCGTCAGTTACAGGAAATGTCGGAACGTCTGCAATCGG